GAGGGTTGGGTTGCTGCTGATGCCGCCACCGTCAATCAGTTAAAGCGCATCGCCTTTGCAGGCTACGAGGACATCGCCGCAAGGTTTGTGGATATCCTGGCGAATGGTCTTTACCAGAGTACGCTTGCAGGGCGACCCGTTACCGATACGGTGCGCGAGATGCGTCAAGCAATCAATGGGGTGTTCGCCAAGAGCGACGATGCTGCTGCGATGGAACTGGTGGAGTTTGTCAAGCAGTACCAAGATGACCCGAGCCGCGCCAACGAGGTGGCAGAGGCAGTGGAGCAGTTGCATACCATCCATGCGCGTGACCGGGTGGGCAACAACTTGCGCCGCTATGCATACCAACAAGTTCACGACGCGTTGATGCAGTTCAATGGCTCATTCACCCAGGCCAAGGCGCAAGAGGCAGGGCTGACCCATTATGAGTATTACGGTTCCCTGGTGCGTGACTCGCGCCCCTGGTGCGTATCCCACGCAGGCAGGGTTATGAGCCAAGATGAAATCAGAAAGGCATGGGCTAACAGCAGTTGGCAAGGTAAATCATCCGGCGATCCTTTTGTGGTTCGCGGTGGCTATAACTGCCGCCATCACTTTATGCCAGTCGATCCAGATTGGTACGGTGACGCGGCGCAACCCGGTGGCTAAATATGGCAGACGAATCAACAGATACAAACGACACCCAACCAAGTATAGCCGAAAGCGCAAGCACCGAACTGGATAAGGTGTTTACACAGGCTGATGTCGAGGCGAAGGTAAAAAAGCGGCTGGACAAAGAACGCCGCCAAAACGAACGCAAGTACGACGGCGTGGACCCAGATGAGTACCATGCCATGAAAGCAGCGCAAGCGGCTGAAGAACTGGAGCGGAAGAAGGAGCGCGGTGAGTTTGAAAATGTTTTGAAGCAAGTCAACGAAACGAACGCGAACACAGTAACCGCCCTTCAGGACGAACTGCGCCGGGTCAAGGTCGATGGTGCGCTGCTATCTGCCGCAAACCGGGGCAAGGCAATCAACGCCGAACAGGTGGCGAACCTGCTGCACTCGAGCGTGCGGATGGCTAAGGACGGGTCGGTTGAGGTGATCGACAACAACGGAGCGGCCCGGTATGACGATCACGGCACACCGCTGACCCCGGATGCTCTGGTTGACGAGTTTTTGCTAGGCAACCCGCACTTTGTTGCCGCGACCCCTGCTGGCACTGGCTCGCAGTCCTCAGTTGGGGGCGGCTTCTCTAGCGACAACATTTCCAGCATGGCGCACGATCAGTTTGTGGAACTGATGAAAACTAAGGCTGGCCGGGATAGGTATGCCGAATTTCGGAAAACTCAAGCGGATGGGAAGGGCTACATCAACCGCTCTTGACACAACGCCCTGAGAGGGCGTACGATTGCCACTACTGGGTTTTTATACAGTACCCCCTAGACCGGGCTAGGTAAACCTCTCGGGGCCGTCAGACCGCGCTGACGCTAATCAACCGGGGTGGTTGCCACCGTGGGCGACCTTTGCAAACACGGGTTCATCAACCGTTTTTGCATCGGAGGCCATTCATGGCAAGCACCACTACGAGCACTCTTGACGATCTGTTTACCAGCATCGTCCGAGAGGCAATCTTCACAGCGCAAGAATCCTCTCTTGTGCGTAACCTCGTCACCACATACGACATCTCCGGTGACGACGGCAAAGCAATCCAAGTTCCGGTCTATCCCGAGGTCAGCGCCGCTGGGCTTACTGAAGGGACAGATATGTCCTCGACCGCTGTGTCGACCACAAGCGTGACCATTACCGCCGCTGAAGTCGGTGTGCAGGCTGTCCTGACTGATCTTGCTGCACGCTCATCCTCGCGTGACATTGCTGGCGACTTGGGCAAAGTCCTGGGCGAAGGCATTGCGAAAAAGATGGACGAGGATTTGATCGCCCTGTTCGACGGTTTCTCAACCTCAGTTGGTAGCGCGGGAACTGAACTGATTACGTCTTACATCTTCAGTGCCGCCGCACGGTTGGATAACGCTAACGCACCCGGCCAGAAATATATGGTTATCCATCCCTACCAGGCATACAACCTCAAAGCGAACCTGACCAACACGTTTGCCAACCCCAACGGTGGCGATCTTCAGAACGAAGCCATGCGTAATGGTTACGTTGGTCGCATTGCCGGGGTGGACATCTTTGAGTCTGCCAACATCACTCGCGATGGTTCAGACGATGCCAAGTGCGCGGTATTCGTGCCTCAAGCAATCGGCCTTGCTGTCAAGTGGGACATCAACATCGAACCGGAACGTGACGCATCCATCCGCGGATGGGAACTCAACGCCACGGCTTGCTACGGTGTTGTGGAACTCAAAGACGACTACGGCATAGAAATGTATTTCGACGCTGATCTTTAATTCCTGACCGGGGGGTGCGGGTAACGCCGCGCCTCCCCCCTTTGGGGGTTAAGCGATGGCGATGAGTGCTGACAGTGACCTGACGGCCGTACAGCCGGACATTCTCACCTACGGTATCAGCGCGTTCACTTCTGAACACGCAAGGGCTAAGGCCGACATTGAACGCGAACTGCGAATTCATTGGTGGCCATTCAAGAACATCAGCGGCGAGATGAATGCCACGCTGCTGACTGAATCACAGTTTACCCGGTGCGCCGCTTACCGCGTCCTCGGTTGGTATGCCTTGCCGCAACTCACCAAGTGGGAAGCGTCAGGCAATGAGGACAGGTATCAGCAGATGATGAAGTTCTACCGGGATGCGTACTCGGAAGAACTGGAGCGCATCGTCAAGGACGGTGTGGAGTACGACGCGGACGAGGATAGCAGTATCTCGACCAGTGAAAAGACCCCGCTGCACTTTGGGCGACAAGTCAGATGAAGGTAAACGTGACGCTCGACGATAAGAAAGTCCAGGCAATGCTCAAGGCTTTCCCGAAGCGTATCGAGAAGTCATCACGCAAAGCCTTAGCCAAGGCATCGGCGTTTGTGGAGTTCGTTGTTAAAAAACGAACGGCAAGAGGGCAGGGGGTTGGTGGCGCGTTCCCTGGTTATGCTGCATCCACCAAGCGATCAAGATGGAAGCGGGGGCGAAGCCTTGGCAGGGTTGATCTGATGGACACCGGGCAGATGCTTTCATCAATGTTGTGGAAGGTGAAAAGCCCATCCCTCGGTTTAGTGTTCTTTTCAAACACTCTGGCCGCACGAAAAGCAATGTGGCACCACACCGGCGCAGGGCATCTACCAGTACGCAAGTGGTTCGACGTAAACAGTCGTGAGGAGGTATTGGTTGGTAATCAGTTCCGCAACGAATTCATCAAGCAGATGGCCAGGGCATGAGCAAGCGTGAGGACATCGCTGCCAACATTGTCACCGTTCTGGATGCAATGTCTACGCCCGAACTCAAAAAGATTACACGCGACCCATTCCAAACGGATGAATTGTCCGACCAACAATATCCGGCGGCGTGGATCGCAAGCAGCGAGGAAGTGCGAGCCGATACAACAATGGGCAGCACTACACGCGAAGGAACGATTGATTATGTCATCGTGGGTTACGTCAAAGGGTCAAGCATCGACACTTCTAGAAACGAACTTATTGAAGGAATCGAGGAAGCATTGGATAGCGACAGGACTCGCGGTGGCTACGCCCTCAACACTGAGACTGTACTCATCGAAAGTGACGAGGGCGTACTTTTCCCAATCGGTGCCGTGCGTATCACGGTGCGAGTGACTTATGACTTCACGCAAGGAGCAACATAGATGAAGGCAGTGCAAATGGAATTCAAGGGATCAGTCGTGACGTTTGCATATCCCGAGATAGTTAAAGAATTGGAGGCTCGCGGCTGGTCTGTCGTGGGTGCCAAAAAGGTGGTCGAGGCGAAGCCGAAGCCAATCGTAAACAAGCCAACACGCGACGAGGAAAAATAGATGGCAACACATCATGGAAAAGAAGGCACGGTGAAAGTTGGAGCAAACACTGTCGCCGAGATCAAATCATTCAGTCTGGATCGGACTTCTGACACTGTAGAGGACACCGCGATGGGCGACAGTATGAAGTCGTACCTCGTGGGCCATGGCGATGCCTCTGGGTCTATCACCTGTCATTTCGATGAAACTGATACCACCGGCCAGGGCGCAATGACGCAGGGCGCGTCGGTGTCGCTCGCTCTCTACCCAGAGGGTGCTGATTCTGGCGATACCTACTACACGATGACTGCGCTTATCAACAGCCTGGGAATATCCGTTGACATGGGAAGTATCGTGGAACGCTCGTTCGGGTTTCAAGTGACCGGCGGAGTAACCGAAACAACCGTATAGGGAGAGATTAAATGTCAAATGGTGCTGAAACTCTTGCCAGGGCTAAAACACACTGGCGAGAAAGACTCGTCGCGCCTATGGAATCGGTGGCGGTGTCCGAATGGGATGCCGTCATCTATTTCAAGCCGACAACCCTGGCCCAACGCAACCGGATTTTCAAGTATGTCAACGACGGCTCGCTTGAGTCATTGGTTGAAACCTTGTTGATCCGTGCGCTTGATGGCGACGGCAAAAAGATGTTCTCCAATGCCGACAAAAAGCCATTGATGGAACAGGTTGACCCCGATGTAATCGTCCGCATCATCAGCGCAATGAATGATGAGCCGGATACCACTATCGAGGATGCCCGAAAAAACTCCGAACCGGCGACCAAGAAATCCTCTTGATGTTCCAGGTCGCCGAACACTTGCACATGACGGTGAACGAGTTAGCGGAGAAAATGACAACGGACGAACTAACCTATTGGTCGGCATGGTTTGAGTACGTCGCACAGAAACGGCAGATGAGGTAATGGCAACTGCTGACGCAAAAATTCGGATTGTTGCGGAAAATAAGACGCAGAAAGCGTTTAAGTCTGTCGACAATAGTCTTAATAAAACGTCAAATGCGTTAAAAGGTCTTGCGAAACAGTTTATCTTTTCGGCGGGAGCTGCAGGGGTAGGCGGCTTTGTGACCAAGACAATTCACGCCGCTGACAAACTAACCGCTCTCTCCATCCGTCTTGGCGTTAGCACTAAGGCATTATCCGAATACAAGCACGTTGCAG